TTATTGGCAGAACTAACATTTGCCTGAGCAGACACAGTTGCAGCAGACAATAGTGAAGCTGTTACCGCGCCAATAGAAGATAATGATTGGACTTGTGTTGGTCCTAAGTTAGCATTTTCAGCTAATATCTTACCTTGTATTTGTAACTGTGAATTTAATGCGTCAAAAAGAAATTTATCAGAAGATGAAAAACTATTTCCTTTAGCGAATTGTACAGCCCCTAATAACCCAACAGCTTCATTGACAACAGTTATTTGTTGAATTATTGAAGAAGTATTAGAACTTGTGTTTGAAGTCGTATTTGATGTATTTGCGTCTGCCATAATAATTATAAATTAAAAATTGCTTAATGGTACTCTTCTCCAAACATTACTTGCTATACACACATATATGTAACCTGTATCCCAACATATTTGTCCTGGGAATCCAGGAGAGGTACTTGTTCTTGTAACTTGTGTCATAATGAAAGTACCGAATGTTCGTAGATTACCATTTGCTGTTAAACTTCCTGATGTACTTATATTTCCTACGGCTCCTATATTACCAATTGCACAAACTACACCACTAGAAAATACATAATTTGCAAATACATTAGATGCGATAGCATTTCCAGTTGTACTCACTACACCATTAGAAAGCAAATTAGCACCTCTTATGTTTCCGGTCGCTGTAACTTGTCCGTTAATTGTTGCATTTCCTGCAGAAAGATTACCTGTTGCTGTGATAACACCCACAGTTCTTAAATTACCTCCTTGGACGTTACCAACGGCTGTGACACCTACAGTTGCATTAATTGTGCCAGTGCTTGAAATGTTTCCTGTAACATTCATCCCAGTGCTAAAACCTGTTATACCACTGACAACATTCTGTACAAACTGTGTTGTAGCAATTTGTGTAGTATTGGTATTGTTGGCTGGGGTTGGGGCAGTTGGTATTCCGGTAAATACTGGGCTATTTAAAGGAGCAACACCTGTTAGATTAGTACCATTACCACTAAAATTACCAGTAACATTTCCTACAACAGTAAGATTACCTATTGATGCATTACCTAAAACTGCAGTGTTAAAAACACCTCTGAGGGCTGTTACGTTTGAATTAGATATAATATTACCTAATGCAGAAATTTGACCTGCTGTTACAGTACCAGAACTAACATTTAGATTTCCTGCAGTAATTGTACCATACCCTGTTACAAAAACATTTGAACTTATAAAACCTCCACTTCCATTTGACATTTGTAAAGCGCCATTTGGACCTGAGGATCTATTAAGAGTTGTTACATTTTGTATAGTAGATGTGTTAGCTGTTCTTACTGCCCCAACCAAACTTTGAGCCTGTGCTGCATAGTTTGCTGAAAAACTAGCAGAAATATTAGCATTTCTTGCATCAATATTAGCACGATTTGCTGCTAAAGTTGCAGTGGCTGCAGAAGATGTAGCTATATTTGCAGAAGTTGCAGCTTGTTGTGCTGAAAACCTTGCAGCAGATGCAGATGCATTTGCTTGGTCTGCGATATACTGATATGGATCTGTTGTTGCCATGATTTTTTCCTTATAATTTTTTATGGTCTTAAGAGAGGTGGAATACCTGCTCTACTTATTTTACTTCCTAATTTTCTAGCATTATCCTTTATGCTATTTGGAGTAACGTCTACTGTTAACGCTGTTTTAAATCTAGGATCACTCTTTTCTTTTTTACTAGGAATGTATCCACTTACTTCATTGACATTGTACGTAGGATCAGTTTTCTGACGCTTCATACCTTTTGGCTGTTTTGGGTCAAATGGATCAATGTCAGTTGTACTAAGCCCAGTCTTTTCTAAATTTTTAATATATTTGTGTTCAGCATCTTCGCTGCCAAATGAGAAAATAGTACTAGGTGGTCCTTTACCAAAGTCGTGTTTTCCTAACCCTTCAAGGTCACTGATATGTTGTCCTAATTTATACCAATCGTATACGTCACTTACGTCAACTTTAACTGTACCAGCTGGCATAGTTGGTTTAAACTCTGGTCCTGGTGGAGGTCCGTTTGGATCAAAATCTTCGTCAGTAATATAAGTTGTATCTTCAGGTAAACTTAATTTTTCACTATGTAATTGATTAAGTTTATCATATAGTTTTCCTATTATACCCTTTGATCTTAGTGCCTTAAATGCTAAATTTTCAGGGCCAAACTCACCATGGATATCAAGTCCTGCTTGTCTATACTTTTTGATTGTTTTAAGTAGTGTTTTTATTCTTTTCTCATCATCATATTTTACTGCTAATTCTGCTAAATGCGCTAATTTATTAAACTTTAGTTTAGTAGCTGCTTGATCTAAATTACTACGATGTTTTTTAGGCAGACGTAACCAACTATCATTAACAACTGAATATTCACCTAAACTTATAACTGGTTGATTTGAATCCTGAACATATAATTCTACATCATATCCACCAATTTGTATGTCATGCGTGTCATTGTAAATTGTTTTTTTGGCGTCAAACAATTCTCTATAAACAGTGTCATCATTTAGTTTTTTCATGTCTACTAAAATATGTAAATCTACATCACTGTGTTTAGTATAAGTGTAAGCAGCATTTGAGCCTGACAATGTTACATCTTCTATTTCTAAATGTGGGATGCCTAAATGATCTATAAAATCTTCTGCGATTATAAGCAGTTGATTTCTAACTTCGGGGCGCATCTTATCACCCAAAAAAATCACTGGATTTAGTTGGTCATGAAAAAATACTGCGTCATGCAGTTTAAAATTTGCTAGTTCCTTAAGGTTCATACAGTATTTATCAAAAAAGGGTTATAACAGTTTCCTGTCATAACCCTTATGTTTTAGTGTAAATTTTTAGATTTACGCTGTTTTTTTAGATTTTTTTGTGGTTTTAACTGTACCCGCATCAACAGGAGCTGCACTTGCTTGAGCTTGTTGTGCTGCTAAATTCTGTTGTTCTTGGATATACATAGGTCCAATTGTGTTCAACAAGTGTTGTTGATTTTCCATACAGAATACATATGCACCACTGTGACGTAATAGAACACGTTTGTCTACGAACACTTTGCCACCTAGATCACGCCAGTTTTCGCAAAAGGTCCAGTCTTCACTATAGTAACGATTTTGACGAACTGCTGTGTCAAAGTATGTCTTTAGATACTTGTCATATTTTGGATCTAGACCAATATCGTTCTTGTACTGCTTAACTGCAGGGTGAACATTTAGTTTCTCAAATACATGCTTCTTCATTAGTAAGAAACCAGTACCTGCTTTACTAACTTCTTGTAGTCCATCAGGACCTTCTTCAGCACCCTCAAATCCATTGACTACCCATTTGATTGGCATAGTCTTCATAGGATATAGTCCGCCAATAACGTCTTTGTCACGGTTAAGCAAAACTAGTAAGTGCCATGGCTCCCAACCAATGTCGGCATCAACAAAGAATAGGTGTGTGGAATCTGCTTGATCTAGGAACTTAGCGGTCAATGTGTTCCGAGCGCGGCTGATAAGGCTCTCGTTAACCATGGTTTCTAATGTCCAGTCAATTCCTAATTGTCTAGCAGTATTTGCCCATTTAATGAATGACATGAATGTTGATTCAGTTAGCATACCACCATAGCATGGCATAGCTATGTGTACACGTGTTGTACGCAAAAAGTCTACATTGACCTGTACTTGATTTTGCCCTGTTGCTGCAGATTGATCTGCTTGTTGGGCATCTTGTTCTGTAATTTCTTGTATTGCTTCTACTGCCTGCTCTACAGGTATAGTAGCTTCTTGGGTTTGTTTTTTCTTAGCCATTTTATCCTCATGAAAATGTACTATTATTTACATAAGGATAAGTTGGTCAAATTATTTTTCGTCTAGGTAATCTTCGTTTATATCTTGATCTGGGAATACTTGTTTATATAAATCAGTTAATTCCTCGTCACTAGCTAGGCTTAATGCGCTGATTTCATAGTCTGTGGCTTTAGCTAATCTGTGAATCATTGTTTTACGCATTCCGTAATCCATAGCATGACGCTGTGGTAGATCGTATGGTTTTTCGGCTTCCGCCACGTTTTGTTCTTTCACAGATTTTTTATTTAGATTCGGACTACCTGCGTTGTCCAGTGCTTTGGCTACCCTTACATTTAACGGGTCTTTAGGATCTTGCCCAGCATAACGCATCAAAGCGCCACCAATTTTTGAAATTGGATTAGGCACACTCGCTAAAGCTGTACCAAAATGCCTTGCATCTTGACGATCCAAAGGATCTTCTTTAGTATTTTTTCCAAATCGCCATTCCGTACCTTCAGGTGGTGTAATTACTTCTCTATTGAGTTTGGGACCCTGCCAAGGCACACCGGATGGAGTCATCGCAGGGTCGTCATCATCTTCGGCTACATTTTTTTCAACTAATGCCCTAATTACCTCGCCGTCTGGTCCTCGCATATTCCACTCATCGTCGTTAGGAGTAGGCATATCAAATTCTTGCTTATAAAGTTTATCCCATTGCCAAGTGCCAGGATAAACACGATTTCCGTCTGGATCTTGAAAAATTTTTTCTTTAAATTTGTAATAGTGAGGGAAACGATTTTTCTCACGCCCTTGCCATTCAAGTTCTTCTTCAGAAGGCTTCATTTTTGAAAAATCTTTATCTAAGATACCCTCTGGTAAACCTTGATACGCTTCCTTTAGTAATTTAAGAACTTGTATTTTCTTCTCTACGCTTGCTTCTTTAAGCATAGGACGAACACGCTGAATAAATTCTTTTATTTTTGCTTTCTTAGTTGCAGGCTTAAACTCACCCATACGTTGACTTGCTTTCTGCATTAATGCTAATACTTCTTTATCGTTAAGTGCATCTGGCATAGCATCTCGCCATACTGCAAACTTTTGTTCATCACTTGCGTTTGGATCTTTAAGAATATCACGCATTGGAGTCGCTCTTGGGCCCTCTTCTGCTTGTGCAGCATCATCAACATCTTGACGTTTGATTACTTGTAGATTATCTAATCCAAATGTTTTATAAACTGTTTCGCCTGCCTTATTCTTCCCTACTAGATATTGAAATGCTCTAACCTGATCCGCACCAACAACTAATACTGCGTTTCTATAACCCATTTCTGCTAGTGTAGTTAACATCCTATTAATATCTGGTATATTGTCTGTTGCACTTTGAAATATGTTTGCTTGTTTAGGAAAAACTTTCTTGTAGATATACAATTTTTCTTCTGGATATAATGGATCATCCGCACCTACTGTTCTACTGACAAAGAAATATGGATCTGCACCCATGTTCGCTGCTTGAACAATAACTGCTCTCGCTAATAACATGTGACCTTTATGACCCATGCCACGACCCCATCCTACCACTGCTGTATCACTTTTTCCTGTACGCTTTATCATATTTTTCTCGGTTGCCAATTAAGTTGGTCTATTAATTTTAAAAACTGTCCGGGCAATGCATACTTGAAATTTACTTCAGGATGTGCTTGTGCATATCCTTCTGGATTAGTTTGCATTATACCACCATGTAATCCTAAGCTTAGTGATTTAATTACTTTCATTTTCTCATTAGTAATAGCTTCTACTGCACCTAATGTTGCTTTTAATCCTTCTGGATCACTTAATAATGTCTGTGCTTTTTTAGCACTTAGATTACTTTGAGCCCATGCGGGAAAGTCTCTTAATAAACCACTTGTTCTTAAATGTTGATTTAAGTATGTATACAATTCGCCACCTGGATTATTCATACCAGGTTTGGGTGCTAGAAAATTATCTATTTTCTGTGCATTCGCTTGTATGAATCTAGACAAATTAGTTAATCCAGATTTATCAACACCTGGCAATTCTTCTGCATATGTAGTACCTTGAACAATAACATCAGGTGTTGATAAACTTTCTGCGTTTGGAAATCTACTTTCTTCACCACTACCCAATTTATCATAATAACCAGTTGCAGCTATCATTATTTTTGCATTTGGTATTCGTTGACCTAAGTCACTATCAGCTGGTACATGAAATGCTGTTATGTTAGGTTTAAAATCATATGTATTTGTATTCTTGTTTAGTACAGGCATTGCACTTCTGCCGTCTGGTTTAGTACCAGGATAAAATAGTAATCCACCTTCTAAGAAACCACGCTGAGGACTTGCTTGTTCTAAATAAGGCCACAAACTCGCAAACTGTTTTGCAAATTGCATACGGCTTGCATCAGCTTCGCCACCAGTACCTAAGATGAACTTCATAATATCATCTGGGCTTTTAGTTAATGTTGGTGCTCCTGCTTTAGTCTGCATTGTTCCTGACTTCAAATACTGCCATGCATTTTTTGGTATCATGTAAAATGTACCACTATCATCACGACCCCAGTATACCACAGGCATACCATCCCATTTTAATTCAATAGTACCATAATTATCAATCATATTAGTTAAACGCTCTACGGCATGCATTGCTCCGTGACTACCATTGGCAATCACTAGATCCTCAATGTGTTGATATTTACGACCCACTTGTCCTGCTGCCTCTAGTAACGATAGTATTTTCATTTTAATAAATTCATTGTACGTCTGAACCAATCATGAATATTCTCATTTAGCTCTAAATTAGGTGCCCATTTATCTTTTATGGCTTTATATTTGTTAGGATCACTTCTCAATGCTGATAGTATAGAATGCACACTTCCCATATCTTCTGC